AGGACATGATTCACATCCGATACGGTCGAGATCCACAGGACAGTCGCTTCGGGCGCTCTCCTGTGACATCTGTTCTTCGCGAGATCGCGACAGACAACGTCGCTGCATCAGCTGCATTTGGAATGGTGCGTCACGGTGGCATGCCATCGATGATGGTTGGACCAGACTACAAGGGCGGTGTCGAAGACCTAAGCGAAGACGATGCACGTCAGACGAAGGCGAAACTACAGCAGGACTTTACTGGTGACAGTGCAGGTTCTGTATTAGTGATGACAGGGCCATTCAAGGTCGAGAAGGTCAGCCACAAACCATCCGAGATGGCGTTCGATGAGATTCGTCGTAAACCGGAGGAGCGTGTTTGTGCTGCCATCGGTCTCAATCCTTTGGTCCTTCAACTCGGTAGTGGTCTCGAGAGAGCCACGTACAGCAACCTGGAGCAGGCGACACGTTCGGCATGGACCGATGGAATGATTCCACTCATGCGTCAGATGGCCGAAGCATTGACTATCGCACTCCTTCCAGACTACGAAGAAACTCAGCCTGGTGATTACTTAGAGTTTGATGTGACGAATGTTCCTGCGCTTCAGGCTGACCTGAATGAGGACGCTGAACGCGCTGAGAGACTTTATAAGGCTGGCATCGTTGATCTTGCAACCGCGAAGCGTGTCGCAGGCGTGGCACCATCAGATGATGACGAAGGTTATTATCATCCGACTGCTGTTCCTGTGCAGATCGGCGCTCAGGAACTTCTGGTCGCTGATGCTGCGCCAGTCTCGACAGCTCGAACTGCCGATGAGACTGCAAAGCTGGTCGGCGCTGCTGGTGCTTTGATTCGTGCTGGTTTTGAGCCAGAGGCGGCACTTCAGGCTGTCGGTCTCAACTCCATCCAACACCTCGGCCTATTGCCTGTCACGGTACGCGAAGAAACTAAGGCATTCGATGATGCATCTGAGCCAGGACTGAAGTTCTTTCCTTCCAAAGAAATGAAGGATGAAGCACAACGCGCCATCGAGTGGCGTGATGCTGGTCACGATGGCGGAACCGCTGTCGCATGGGCGAGAGCAAACCAGATCATCAGTGGCGAGAAACTCAGCGAGTCGACTGTCCTTCGCATGTATTCGTTTTTCCGACGGCACGAAATAGACAAACAGGCGCAAGGATTCCGACCAGGCGAAGATGGCTATCCATCCGCTGGTCGTGTGGCATGGGCTGCATGGGGTGGCGATGCTGGATATCGCTGGGCTACAGCTGCACGTAAAGAGATTCTCAAGAAGATGGCGCCGAAGGAAAACGGGAAGTCATATCATCCGTACTATGGTTACGAGCTGACAGACGCCGATGCCTGACATCTATCAAGTCAATGAGTCGTATCGGAATAAACTCCGATATCGAGAGAATGTCGCTCTCGCAGAGATGCGCCGGACATACGGTGTTCTACAGGCTGACAATCTCCAGCGCCTCGAAGCGGTAACAACCGCCATCGAGGAAGCACAGGCAGCAGGTGAGGACATAAGTGGACTCAGCGAGTACATGCTCCGTCTTGAGGCTCTCAACAGTCAGATGGCCGAGCAGGTCACGCGCTGGGCGCCACAAGCGACCGACATCGCAACAGGCGGACAACGACGCGCAATACAGCTGTCGCTCGACATCCAGGATGACCTTGTGCGAGCGGTCGCCGGTATTCCTGATTCGGTCTCGCTCACTGCCGATCTGATGTGGAACAGGCTCCCTGTGGAAGCAATCACGAACGTGGTCGGCTTCGCGGCTGATGGTTCACCGCTCGGACTGCTGTTTGATGCCATCGGTCCATTTTCTGCTGACCATGTCACTATCGGCATTGCGCAGGGTCTCAATCCACTTCAGGTCGCACGACGCATGGCGCGAACATACGAAACGCTCGCACCATCACGAGCTGCTACCATCGCACGAACAGAGATGATTCGTGCTAACCGAGAAGCACAGCGACAGACCTTCGAGGCGAATCTGAGCATTGTGCGTGGCTGGCGTCGCATCTCAGCGGGGGACGTCAATGTCTGTCCAGTTTGTTGGAGTCTCCATGGAGATCCGAATCCTGTTGCAGATGTTGTACCTTCGCATCCAAACTGTAGATGTACGGTGATTCCAATCACGCCGACGTATGCTGAACTTGCAGGGCTTCCACCAGGAACATTCGATGAACCTGAAGAGATGCCAGGCAAAGAGGAACAGTTTCGTATGTTGAGCGAGGCGGAGCGTCGGCAGGTCTTAGGACCTTCGCGGTATCGTTTGTGGGAGACAGGTACACCTCTCAGCGCATTCGGTAAAGTAGTACCGAACGCAGAGTGGGGACCACAGGCAGTGGTTGTTCCGGTCAAGGAGTTATGATGCAGACTTTGGTATCCTTCGGTGATGCAATCAAAGCAGATGACAAAGGTCGTGTGCGTGGTTACTTGGTGCGCTTCGGTGGCGCCGACCTCGAGGGTGACTACTTCACGTCTAGCACTGACTTCGGTCGACCGATGAAGTCTGGCGATCGCGTACCGATGAACCTGTACTATCATCACGGCCAGGACAAAACAATCGGTAAGTCCAGTATCGGGAGTGGCTACATCACCATGGATGACAAAGGTCTGTGGTACGAAGCTCAGATTCAGATGGCTGATGAATACCAGAAGATGATTGCCGACCTCGCTAAGTCTGGCAAACTTGGATATTCCTCCGGCGCCACAGGCCACATGGTCGAGCGTCGCAAGAGTGCTGACGGTCGCTATGAAATCACTCGCTGGCCAATCGGTGAGGCATCGCTCACACCGACACCAGCGGAGCCAATGAACATGGTCAAGAGTCTCAAGGACATGTATGGCGAGATGGAGGATGATGGTATGGAAGAAGAAGAAGTGATTATCCCTGTCACGCCTGGTGAGGATGTCGCAACCTTCGTCGAGAGCGTCTACGGTGAACTGGACCAGGAGATGGTTCACGAAGGCGTTGAGGCACTCTATGACCGATTGTGTGCAGGCATGATGGCCGCATTCGATGCAGGACTCGGTCGAGGACACGTCGATGCAATCATCGATGCGTTTGCATCGAAGGCCAAAGAACTGACAGCAAACCTAAAGGATCCGGCAGCGGAAGTGCAATCGATGAAATCGAAGCACGAGCGACCGACATCCATTCGAGAAGTGGAGCGACGTCTGCGGGATGCAGTACATCTCTCCAGGGCTGAATCGACAAGATTCGCCAAAACCATCTGGGCTGAGCTTCGGGATGAAGCGCCGGCGGAAGATGTTTCCATCGTCGAATACTCGAGCGATATCGAGGATGCAAAGTCTGCACTCCTTCGTGAGCTCATGATCTTGGAGTTAAGTCAATGACAATCGAACAACTCGAAGCACAGCGACAATCTACAATCGCTGCAGCCAAGGAAGTCCTCATCAACGGCGGAGATATGGCCGAAGCCAATCGCCTCCACGCAAATGCAAAGTCCCTCTCTGAGCGCATCGAAATGCTCAAGGAGTTCGGCAATGTGCCTACTCCTGTTGCATCCGAAGCACCAAAGTCTGAGCCATGGAAGTCTGGCGGAGTGACCAAGAACCCATTCCCTGGAACTCGTGACGAAGCAAACTTCAAGGCCTACGCATTCGGCCAGTGGATTCGTGGTACGGTCCTCGGAAATGCAAAGGCTGCAAAGTGGTGTGCTGAGAACGGCATCAAGTCGCAGACTGAAGGTGACAACGGTGCTGGTGGATACACCGTTCCTGAAATCGTTTCGTCCAGCCTCATCTGGCTCCGCAACGAATACGGTGTTGCACGTCGCTACAGCCGCATCTACCCGATGACGTCTGACACGCTGAACGTTCCAAACGCCAGCACTTCGACAACCACGTATTACCCGAACGAAGCAACGGCAATCACTGCGTCTGACATCGCCTTTACACAGGTTCAGTTGCTGGCGAAGAAACTCGCCATCCTGACCATCGTGTCCAAGGAACTGAACGAAGACACGGTCATTGATTTCGGTGCTGCTTTGGCACAGGACTTCGCATACGGTCTCGCACAGGCTGAGGATGCAGCTGCATTCCAGGGCGACGGTACAAGCACGTATGGTTCCATCACTGGAATCATGCCACGCATCAAGGCACTCTCTGGAACCTATTCCAGCATCGCCTCGATGGTCGTTGGTCCTTCCGGTTCACAGACCAACCTCTCGAGTTTCACGCTCGCGAACTGGCAGAGCATGGTCGCGAAGTTACCACAATACGCAACACAGCCACGATGGTACATGCATAAGAGCGTGTTCTATAACGGCTGTGCAGACAAATTGATTGCACTTGGTGGAAACAGCATCATGGACATCCAGAATGCTTATGGTCCTGAACCAACATTGTTCGGTATTCCGATCTCGTTCGTTCAGAACATGCCAAGCGCGACAGCTGCAAACCGTACGCTCGCAGTCCTCGGAGACCTTTCCAAGGGTGTGGCTTTCGGTGACCGCCGTGGCGTCAGCGTGGAAGTTTCCGACCAGGTCAAGTTTGTCGAGGATGCTCTCACGTTCAAGGCTACAGAGCGCTATGCGTTCAACGCGTTCGATGTCGGAAACGTCACCGCGACCGTTGCCGATCAGGTTGCTGGTTCGCTCATCGTTCTCCAGGCTGCTGCAAGCTAGTCTGTAGGACTCTCGTCCACAAAGGGGAGCGGGGTATCCCGTTCCCCTTTGCATTGTAGGAAGTACACATGCCACTCACTAGGACTCAAGCACTCGAACGCCTCGCATGGATGGTCGCATCTGACCAGTACCCGTTCCTGGACAGCACAGCATTACAACAGCTCGTGGATGACCACGCTCGCTGGACTGTCTGGACTGCGTCGACAGCCTATGTGTATGGCGACATTATCATCCCGACTGTAGCAAATGGCAGACTCTACAAGTGCATCATCGCTGG